AGCCATCGACGGCCATCCTCAACCAACCCTGACGCTTGACGCTCCGCGCTAACAAGCCGAAGAAACATACCCGCAGGCGCTCACCGTAATTGACGCGCACCGCTCATCGTAATTGACGCGCTACAGGCATGAATGCGTCGATGTCGGGAAAGCGCGGCGCGTCCTCTGTTTCCCCCTTCGTGATATCGGCTTCGTGCGCGCGCGCCTTCTGAAACGCACTGAGAACCGAGCGCTGCCAGAGCGTGAAGGCCCGGTCGTCGGCTGGTGCTGGGGCCTCGGCGGCCGCGCAGGCCGGTGCGGCGGCGAGCAGGGCAACGGTGATAGCGAAGAGAAAGCGCATGCTACCCATTCTGTACGTCGTCGGCGCACGATAGTGCGGATGGCCCGCTGTCTTCTCCCCACGCGTGCCGGCCCAGAACTCCGATGCATAGCGACCGAAAACGCCGGCGGTCTCGCGAGGATCGTAAACCGTGGCGAGCGCGAGCCCCATCAGGAGACGGATGAGTTCGCTCATGTCCTGGTAGAAGGTCTCGATTTCCTCGTCTGTCAGAGACGCCCTGTCGATCGCACCCGCACGAACTGCTCGATGGGCAATCACGGCGTTCCGCAAGGCTTGCAACCCGTCGTGAACTCCTCGGCTCGGCCCGTTCTTGAGATACTTGTCGAGCAGGACGAGCGCGTCGGTGGCCTTCTTGGTGAGTTCCGTCTCGATGGCATCGGCAAGTTCTGGCGGCCATCCTTCTCGAGATGTGCTCCTGGCGGCTAGGCCGCGAATGACAGAAGGGTTCCGGATATATTCGGCTACCCGATCCATTCGGACTGCGCGGTTGTCAGAGTCCCACAGCTTCGTCAGAGCAAGGATCAGTTCGCGGCGTAAGGCGGTGCGAATGACGAGGAAAGCTTGGCCAGCATAGCAGTGGCTCATTCTTGCATGCAGATCGCCGTCGTAAGCGGTTGGCCTCCAAGTCTCGTGGAATGAGACAGCTAGATCGAACTCCTTCTGAGCGGCTTCCACATTTGCACGAAGGCTTTCGATCTGTTGGCTGACATTCATGGTCGCGGGCCGTCGGACGTTATGGTGTGGCTGTAGGCGACGATGTAGTGATCCTCGTCGGTTCGTCGCCGATCTCGGCGGCCATGAGGGCTTCCAGCATCGGATCAGACGGCAGGGCTGGTGGCCCAGGCACCATGAGATCAAGATCTGTCCCGCTGATCGTGCCTAGCCTGTACAGTTCGGCCGTGACCCGCTCAATATCCGCTCGATGTCGGAGCACGAGACGGCGCGTGGCGCGGCGCATCCTAATGAGACGGTCTGTGTCGCCGGCAGGGTCGCCGGGATGGCTCTCCATCACTCGCTCGATCTCGCGTCGGTCCTCGCCGTCGCCGGTCATGTCGTCGACCACCTGCATCTGTCCAAGGATCGCAATCTCGGCCTCGGCGCCGGCCATGAGCATCATAACGCGCGCGCGGACCACGGACCCGAACTCGCGATGGTGGCGGGCCTCGCGCCACCAGCGATCAAGCGTGGCGTAGGGTTCCCCCACCAGCGAGTGGCCTGCCGAGTCATTTTCCTGCACGGCGGTGGTCTGCCCCATATGCAGACCGAGCTTACGGCCGATCACGGCGTGGCCGGCCTCATGCACGGCGGTGTGCCGGGGATCATTGACAACGTCGGCATGGGCCTCGGGCGCGGGACCAGCCCAGGCACTGAGAAGATCAAGCACGTCGGCACTATGGGGGGCGGCGGGCGCGGCGCGGTCGGTAGAGGAGGAGCCGTTCACGCTTAGAGCTTCCGCCTGTTCCCAAGGTGCTCTTCAACAGCAACGCCGATCGCACGATGCGCGCGCGTCAGCCGCTCGAAGCGCCATTGGATCGCTGCAGCTTGGTGGAAGGCTTCTTCTCGGTTCCAACCGTGGCACAGCCAAGCGTTCTCGCCCCGCTGTTCCTCGACATCGTGCCGGATTACCAGCATCTCGGCGTGGGCGGCCGAGCCTTCCGGGAAGTGCGCCTCTGTCACGAAAGGCAGGCTCATGTCGTCGAGGAAGCGCCGCACAATCGCGCCGTGAACCTCACCGGCTTGCCGTTCGCGCTCCACCTCCGCCGCCATATACGGCGCCACGTGGGCCATCCCATAGACCATCAGCGTTTTTACTGCATCGCCCTGGCTCCCGTAGGTCGAACGCAGGCTAAGCCCGTCCTCATCGAAGCCGATCGTTCCGACTTCCATCAGAGCGGACACAGCATCTTTCACGCTCGACGGCACGTCCCGCACATGGAGAGCGGGAAGCTTTTCTTTCTCCGGTCCCTTCGGTCGCCCGACCGGCCGGCCTGATCCACCGCCGCCAGCCGCCATCAACTCATCCATGAAACTGCTCGCATCCATCGCATAGCCTCCCGGTAGAGGTTGCACGATAGCGAGTTAATTTGATGATAGCAATATACTGTTTTGATACCAATTAAGTGGGATCGGCCTTCTTCAGCTGCACGCCGGCACCCTGGCCGTTCTCGTCGATCACAATTACGCCAGCATCCTCCAGCGCTCGGCGTATCGCCGCGAGATTGTTGACTGAAGGCGAAGCCCGACCCTTCTCGAAATTGCGAATGGTGCTTTCGCTCAGGTTGCATCGCTCCGCCAGGTCGGTTTGCGACCAATCGAGCAACGCTCGTGCCGCCCTGGATTGCGCCGCCGTAATCACCCTGGCCTCACATTCTCACGCTAGGCGTGATTTTTTCACGGATAACGATTGACAGAAGGACCGTCTCACGCTTACCGTCAGATAACGGCAAACGTGAAACCACACAATGACCTTCAGCTTATTACCCCCCGCCGCGCGGTCGTCCCACACCTCGCCCCGTCCCCACCTGCTCCTCGCCGGCGGCCGTTACGATGGCCGCGCCATCATGGCCCTAGCCCACGACCTGGCGCGCGACGACGTCGCTCGGGCGGCGAGCTTCGGGCAGGTTCGGCGCTACAGGGTCGCCCTGCGCGACGCCCTCCAGTCCGCATGGTCGACAGCCCAGACCCAGCGCTGGTGCGCTGCCCGCGATGCCGAACAGGCTGCGGCAACCATCCTCAACGATCAAACGGCGTTGCTCATCACCGAGCTGCGCCACGATCGGATGTGCGCCTCGATGATCGACAGCCTCCCCCGTCACCTTGCCGCGGTCGCCGCAGTGGACGCCCGCGCCGCTGCCCTGGGAGTCCGGCTGTGAGCCGCCGCACCTTCCTCGTCACCATGGACGGCATCGGCCTTGCCAAGCCCACGGCCGTCCGTGGGAAAGCGGTGCGCTCGGCCCGCTGGTGGGCCCGTCGCTGCCCCGGCCTCGGCCTCGCCTTGGTGCGCCTCAAAGGGTCGCCGTCGTGACCCGCCGCGCTCGCCTCGTTGCCGGCTTGGCACCTTGGGCCGAGTGCCGGCCGCAGTACCGCCTCCGGCTCGGCTCGGCCGTGCTGACCTTCGACGCCCTGAGCGATGAAGCACTGGCCGACCTCCGGACCCGCATCGCTCGAGATGTCCGAGCCGAGCGGCGACGCCACCTGTCCTGCCGCGCCGCCTGACGCGGCCATGTAACCCACTCACCATCAACGGAGACCGAGAACATGCTGAAGCGTGAAGGGCGGAGCCATGTCCGCGAGCCCTTGTTACCCGCCACCGTGCCGCTGCCGGGCCTGTCCGCGGCATTGTCGCGCCGCCGGGCGATCTTCGGTGCCGTAACCGCCACGGGGCTGCTAGCGGGCTCCGCAGCCCGCGGAGCAGGATTGCTGGCGTCCGGTTCCGTCCCGGCCGCGACCACCACCTTGGCGCCGGCTGATGCTCGTCTCGTGGCGATCACCGACGAGCTTGAGGCCGCCTTCCGCTGGGTGGCGGCTTACCCGTCGCTCGGCATGGACGATGACGAGGAGAGTCACCCCGAATATTACGCCATGATCGGGCGCTTCGGGCCGATCGAGGACGAGCTGGCGGCGACGCCGGCCGACACGATGGTGGGCATCCTGGCGAAGGCGCGCGCTATGCAAGTCCCGACCGTTCGGGACTGCGCTCATTTCGAGGTGAGCAACAGCCTGGCCGACGATCTCGTACGGCTGCACTCGACGGTGGTGCCGTCGTGATGCGCCGGGTCGAACTGGCGCGCGCCCTGAAGGCGTCCCGAGACTGCGCCACAGCCATCCGTGACGAAGGCAGGGCCATGGCCGCCACTGAGCCCCTGACGGCCGCGGCGCTACAACGTCTTGCCGATGTGCTCGACGGGTTCCTGACCGCATGGGCCTTGCAGCTCGCCATCGACCTCACGGGGTCGGCCGACTCGAAGGGGAGGGCGGCATGAGCCTCTCGACAACCCGCAACGAAGGGTTCCGCGCCCTGACGGTGTTCGACGCAGTCCCGGACGGGTGCCGAGACCTGCCGGTCCGCGACGACTGGAACGCCTCACACCTCCGAAATGGCGAGGTCGTGATCGTCGATCCCGGCGACTGCGATCTGCAGCACGGCGAACTCTACGCCGTCACCTACAGCCGCGGCCCCAAGATCATGCAGGCCGTCTGGCATACCACTGACAATGAGACAACGTGGTGAGCCATGAACCTGAACCGGCCCCGCGGCCCTGACGAGTTCGACGTCTGGATGCGCGCCGGCCGCACGATCCCGGCGGCCGATGGCCCCTACCGACCCGGCGGGCTCGAGGAGCGAATCCTCGGCCGCGTGGTCGGCATCCTTCAACCCCTCACATCGCAGGTGTCCAATGTCTGATCGTCGTTCGTTCTTACGCGACCTCGCGACCCTGCCGCTCATCGGCGGCTCGGTGGCCATCCTCGGCAAGCCCACGCAAGCGGCCGTGCCGGTCACGCACGACATGCTGTGCGCCTACGACCAATGGCTGTTCTACGAACGTCGCCTGCTCCTTATCGAACAATACGAGCATCTCGGGCTCGAAATGAGCAAGGCGATGGAATGCGCGGTTCCGCTCAACACAGCGGCCGATGCATTTCACTTCCCCCGCGTAGGATCGTGGCGGGACGCCCCGCAACCCTCGACCCGCGCGGCCGTGGTGCTCAGCGCGGTGGGGTGCCCGTTAGGTGGGAGGGCGTAACGATGCGTGACCGTCGCTCTGTGCTTCGCGGGCTCGCCGCGCTGCCCCTCGCTGGTGCCGTCCTGCCGGCGCTGGCGAGCCCGCCTGCCCCGGTGACTGAACCCCTCGTCGATATGCACCGAAGGGCGATGGTGCTCCTGGGTTACATGAACGGCGACAACGCCACGGATGAAGGCTCGGACAGGGCCTATGACGAGCTAAGCGGGCTCCAGCAGCAAGCCTTCGATCTACGCGCCACGACGGTGCCCGGCGCGCTGACCTCTCTCGAATGGGCGCGAGAGGAGTTTGCCCGTTACTACGTCGAGGAGGAGAGCAGCCCCGACTGGATGGACCAATTCACGCTAGCCATGCTCGACAGCGCGCTCGGGGTGCTGTGCCAGGCGGTATTGGGAGGTCGGACGTGACGGCCCGCACCACATCCCGCCGCAGCCTCATGGTGAGCGGCGCGGCATGGTCCGCATCGGCAGTAACATCATTGGAGACCGTTTCATGGGGCAGGCAAAGGCAAAGAAGGCTGCCGCTGCGGTGGGCGGGTCATGGGCTTGGCGCCCGGGCGACGATCTGCCGAAGGACTTGATCGCACGCGCCGTGCGAACCCCGATGCAGGGCGCGAACATCGTGGTGCCGAACACCCTCGCCGGAACCTGCGTCCACCAGGCCGAGATTGGCAGGCGCATCCTACAGGACCGGTTCGGCATCGTTGCGGTAATGTTCGTCGGTGACTTCATGCGCCCGGTCGGCGGTGGCCTGCATCACACGTACACGCGCGAGGACGGCACCATCTCGGTCGAGACTGGCGCATGTCACGCCTGGCTCTTCAGCCAGACCCTGGGTGAGTATATCGACCTCGCGGCGTGGGAAACGCCGGTGCAGATGGAGCGCAACGGCATGCCGTGGTCAGGACCTCGGCCTGACTATCTGTGGGACACCCCCGAGCGGCTGGGGCGGCAAGGTTATATCGCGAAGGTCAGCAAGGAAGCGTCGAGCGAGGTCGCCAGGAACTTACGGGCAGGGCGCGACGCTGACTTCCTCAAGCTCTACCTGCTCGATGCGCTCAACATCCTGGATCGGGGCGGGCTAGGACGGCTATCCGACACGCGGGAGTCCTGCCCCGCTGGCGCCCCACCTTCCTGCAGGTCGCCACGGGGGTGGACGACAATGCCTTCTGAGAAGGATCCCGATCGCGATAGCGACGCCACCGATCCGAAACCGGATGCCGAGGCCTCCGAGCCGCTCATCAGCACGCCCTATACCGGCCCGCTCCCCGGAATCCCCAGAAGCTTCGATTACGACGCCGCCCTGAAGCATTTAATTTCGCCGTGGTCGGACAACGTCGAGGTCAGCAAGATGCTGGGCCTCCTTAACTCTTCCAGTATAGCGGGTATTCCCGGCTTGGAGTGGCCAGACGAGATCCCAGGCCTTAACTTCGTCGGCATGAGCAAGACCTTGGAAGCCGCGCGCCCTGATGGCACGTGGTTGATCGACACTATCCTGCGCAGCGTCGATACATCCATCGCAGCACCGCACGCCAAGGCCGACGATGTCGAGACTTTGAAGGATTATCGACGAGAGCTGACCGAGTTCTGCGCGATGCTCGACGACAAGGATCGCGCACGCGGTCGGGATGCCGTGAAGCAGTATTTCCTGGCCGCCCTTGAGATCGGGTTCCTACTTGGAGCGGTGTCGGGAGAGACGGGCGCGGTTCCGGAGATCATCAAGCGCCGGCAGTCCGACGCGGGGAAGAAGAGCGTACAGGTACGACACACGGCAGCCGAGGGGTGGAAGCAGTACGCCGTCACGCGCGCAATAGATATAAAGGCCCGGCATCCAAGAATGTCCGGCAAGGCCATCGCCGAAAACATCGTTAGGAGTTGGAACTACGAAGGCCAAGCAGCCCCTCGGGCACCAACGGTGCGAATCGCTATTGCACCATCCATAAAACGAGAGGTTTGCAAGTGAAATGTCTCGACCGTCCCCCGTGAAAAAGCGTCATCGAACCGGTTCGATGTCAACTTTTGGCTTCCGGCTTGTAGACGCGTCAGGAATCCCGTGAATATTAGGAACCCTCACATGCCTAGCACAACCTAGGCGAACAGAGGGCGACCCCATGAACCAGCTCGACCCAGATACCCGCCTCACCCGCGATGCGGTCGCGGCTGCGTTGACGGCGGCCGGCTACTTCATTTCGCCGGCGACGCTGGCCTCGATGGGCCATCGCGGCGGCGGCCCCGAATACGATCTGTTCAACGGCAGGGCGGCCTATCGATGGGGCTCCTCGCTCGAATGGGCCAAGGGCCGGGTGCGACCCGGTGGCCGCGGCGGGTCGCAGCAGCGCGAGAACGCCGGTGAGTCCGATCAGGCGGCTGCCTGAAAACACGAAAGCCGCGACGCTGCGCGCCACGGCCCTCGGCTCATTTCAGTCCTCGCACGCCTGAGATAGCGTTTTGGGTTCCACCTGGCAAGCGACGTCGCTCTCAAAAGAGAGACGACATGCTGACTATCTCCCGCCCTCAAAGCTACGTTGTTCCTTCGACTTCCGACTTCCGTCTCGCCGTCCTCGGCCGACGTTTCCAGGCCTCTCGCGCCGTCGCCACCGCCCTGAGTGAAATGGCGTTCGGCCGACCTCGCCGCGATGATACCGCCCTGCTCGCGGGCTGCGTCAGATCCCGAATTGCCGAAGCTGCTGAGGCGCAACCATGAGCGCCGATATTGTGGCGCTTCCCACACCTCTCCCGATCGCCCGTATCGAGAATACTGATCAGGGTTGGCGGATCACGACGCGCAGCCCGTCCGTCCGGCGTCATTACGACTTCATCAGTGTGGGCGAGACGGCCGAGTTCGCGATCGTCCTGCGCGACGAAGGTAAGTGGCCCCTGCGGTTCAGCCCTGGTGCTGATGCCGTGCGGGCGATCGTCGACGGTCTGACCGATGGGGACGCCCCGTGAATCCCCGGCATCACGCCACCGCGGCGGTCGAGATCATTGAGGTGCTCGCCACCATCCCGACCACACGTCGGAAAGGGCTTCGGGTTGCGCTCGTCCGGCAGGACGGAGTGGAGATGGTCGAGGTCCGCCATATCGCCTTGGCTCCGGACTGGCGCGAGACTCCTGGCGATCACCGGACGACGATCCGTTCCGAGGCTGTCGGCCGCGTCGTGGCCGCGTTGGCGGCGGCCGGCGCGAAGCTCGGAGGGGTGGGCCGATGATGACGGCCATCCCCGACGCCATCCTGCCGCGTATCGGGCAGCTCGTAAGACTGCTCGGCTCGAACCACGACGGAGAGGCGCTCGGTGCTGCCCGCGCGATCAACCGCGTGCTCGGCGGCGCCGGTCTGGTCCTTGACGACTTAGCGCACCGGATAGAGCACGCACCGCAACCCGTCGTGCTCAATCGCGACGCGCCACCTTCGAAGCCGACCCGGCCGCGCAAGCGTCGCGGCCAGGGCCAGCCCCGTCCAGGTACCGACTGGATCGAGATTGGCATGATCCAGCGTCGCGACATCATCGATGCCCTGCAAGACGGGATCGATGATAGCAGCTCGCCGCTGACGCCTTGGGAGGTCGAGTTCGCGGAGTCGATCGTCGCCAGCCTGCGAGGGACACGGCACCGCCTTTCGCATCGGCAGATGGAGATCGTCGAGCGGCTGATAGCGAAGATCGAGGCGGGCGGCCGATGAACGCATCAAGCCCCCACGAGAGCTACGCCTATGCCGCCCTCGACGGGGAGTGCCAGACACTCGCCTCGACGGCTCATGGTCGGAACGACCAGGTCAACCGATCCGGGTTCGCCTGCGGGCAGTTCATTCCGGGCGGTTTCCTCAATCGTGGCGAGGTTGAAAGCCGCTTGATGTCCGCCGCTGAGGCGTCCGGCATAGTGCGGAAGGATGGCGCAGCAGCAGTGCGGGCCACGCTGCGGTCCGGCATTGATAGCGGGATGCGCCAGCCGCGCGACATACCGGCTGGTGACGGCGGTTTCCGCGACAACTTCCACGTGGTCAGGCCGAAACCGTGTCTCTCGGACGTGCCGGTGCCGGACTGGACGGTGCCGGGCGGGGACGGCAAGCCCAAGTTCACGAACCCCGATAAGCCCGAACCCTACCGCTTCGACGATGAAGTGCGCCGGCATCTCTACATCCGAGGCGGCGAGGCCGTTCGGGTCAAGGTGAAGCGGACGGACGGCAACTTTACGGATTGGTACAGGGTGCGGCGTCCGACCGACGGCGTATCAGGATGGCAGGCACGGAAGCCCACGGGCTACGTGCCGGTGCCCTACGTCCCGCCCGGCGCCCGCAACCCGTTCGATCTCGAGCGGCGCGGTGAGCTTCTGGTCTGGGCGGAGGGGGAAAAGGACACGGACGCGCTCCACAAGGCGTCGATACCCGCTTTTACGTTCGGGTCAGCATCCGACGTTCCTGACGTGTCGGAACTACTGAGGGGGCACTTCGTCGTGGTCGCGGTCGACAACGACGAGGCTGGGCGCAAGAGCATCCCCAAGAAGGTCGGCGCCGCGCTCCAGGCGGGCGCGAGGCTGGTCAAGCTCGTCCAGCTCCCTGAGCTGCCGGAGGGCGGCGACGTCTCAGACTATTTTGAGCGCGGCGGGGATGCGGAAGGCTTTCTCGACCGGGCCGAGCGAATCGATCCGGAGACGTGGCGGGCGGATCTGGAACAGGGGCAAGCTGATGACGGATCCGGACCTGGGGCTGGGCAAGGTAGTGGGTTCGGCGATGCGCGGGCCTCGGCCTCAGCGCCACCGGCTTACACCATCACGGCACGACCTTTTGTTTGGCGCGACCCGCGGGCATTTCCGCGTCGGCAATGGCTCTACGGGCGGCATCTCGTCCGCAAGTTCATTTCCTGCACCGTGGCGCCGGGCGGCGTGGGCAAGTCGTCCCTGCAACTCGTCGAGGCCGTCGCTATGGCGACGGGTCGACCTCTCCTCGGCATTCAGCCGACGGGACAGCTGCGAGTGTGGGTTCTGAACCTTGAGGATCCGCTTGAGGAAATCGAGCGCCGCGTGCTGGCGATCCTGCTGCATTTCGACATTCACCCCGATGCGCTGGGCGGCCGGCTTTTCCTCAACTCGGGACGCGATACCAAGGTCGTTATCGCCTCGACGACGAAGGCGGGGACGGTGGTGGCAGTGCCGGTGGTCGAGGCTCTGAAAGCGGAGATCCGGAAGAAGCGTGCCGACGTGATTGTGATCGACCCGATGGTGAAGGCGCATCAGGTCCCGGAGAACGACAACGGCGCGATCGACATGGTGTGCACGGCTCTCGCGAACATCGCGGACGAATGCGACTGCGCTTTCGATCTCATCCATCACGTTCGAAAGACCAACGGGGCAGAGGTCACGGTTGAAGACGGCCGCGGGGCGGTGTCGCTCTTGGCTGCGTGCCGATCGGCGCGGGCTCTGAATCGGATGTCGAAGGACGAAGCGGAGAAGGCCGGCATAGCCGAGCCGCGGTCCTTTTTCCGAGCCGAGAACGGCAAGGGCAATCTTGCACCCCCTGAGAAGGCGGAATGGTTCCAACTTCAATCCGTGCCGCTAGGCAACGGGACACCTGATATCCCGTTCGACGACGGCGATCAGGTTGCGGTGGCGACTTCATGGACGTGGCCGGACGCGTTCGAAGGCGTGAAGGTGGCGGACCTCCGCAAGGTCCAGCAGGAAATCGACAAGGGCGATTGGCGCGAGAACATCCAGACTCGTGATCGCTGGGTCGGGCGCGCCGTGGCGCGGGCCATGGGCCTCGATGCGGACAGTCCTGCCAACAGGACGAAGATCAAGGGTCTGCTCGCCGTCTGGATCAAGGCCGGGGCGCTCAAGACGGTCGACCGAGCGGATGCAAAGCGGGAAATCCGCACCTTCGTGGAGGTTGGAGAATGGGCAACCGACTGATGACGCACCGTGGTCAAGATCAAGCTGCCGCACCACGATTGAAGTGCGGCAATCCAAGTGCGGCAGGTGTGGCGCCGGACTGCCGCACCACCACCCCCTATTGGGGTGTGGGGGGTGCGGCGCGGCAAGGGATGGCACGGAAGTGGGGTGCGGCAACATCCAGCAGGAATTGGGCGGCCCCATGAGCGCCCGCATCGTCCTCGGCGTCGACATCGGCCGAAGCGGTGCGCTCGCGCTCGTGACGGGATCAGGCGACCTCGTCGACGTGGCCGATATGCCAGTGCTGGCCGATGGTCCGGCCGGTAGGCCAGCCGTCAACGCGCCGCTGCTGTCGATGCTGCTGCAGCAGTGGAACCCAACGGAAGCCTTCGTGGAATTCGTTGGTGCCAGGCCTGGCGAGGCACCCTCCGGGGCCTTCGCATTCGGGCGCAGCCGCGGCGTCGTGGAAGGCGTGCTCGGCGCCATGGGCGTGCCGGCACGGATGCTGACCCCGCCGACGTGGAAGCGCGAGGTCGGGATCAAGGCCGGGAAGGATGGCGCGAAGGATGCGGCTCGATCCGAGGCGATCCGGCGATGGCCGACTCGTGCAGACCTGTTCGCCGCCAAGGGCTCGGATGGGAAAGCCGAGGCCGCCTTGATCGCGGTCGCCGGCATGGCGCGGGAGGCGCAGGGACGATGACGGAAGACCGTGACACCCCGGTACACGGCCGACTTCGGTCGACGCTGGCCTACCTGGAGCGGGAAGCCGCCCGTCGCGCCAAGGGCGGTCACCCCGGCATGATCCGGCTCGACGCCGACGAACTCGACGCCATCGTGGCCGTGCTCCGCCGCGAGGTCGCTACCGCTCCATCGGAGGTCGCTGGTCAATGACGGCTCCCTTCGCCTTCTCCGGCATCGCCGAGAAGCTCGGCAAGCTCATTCCGCGTCTCGCGTCCGATCACGACGGTGAGATCACAGCCACCGTCGCGGCGATCGGTCGGACGCTCGCAACCGCTAGGCTCGACTGGCACGACTTGGCGCAGCGGGTGGCACAGCCGAGCTTCGACGATATCATGGCGACGTCCGCACCGTCGCAACCATCTCGGCCGACATGGCCACCGCCGGCGTCGCCATCGAAGGCGCCTGCGGCATCACAGAAGCCAGGGCGCGAACCGGCGCACTGGCCGACATGGGCAATCATGACCCGCTTCGAGCGCCTGGCGTGGATGGACGCCATCGTGGGTGCGGCGGATCTGATGAATGCCAGGGAAGCCGAGGCTTTCGCGCAATTCCGCGAGGCCCACTACACCCTGCGGGACGGGTGGTCGCGCAAGGACACCAACAGCTTCAACCGCCACGTCCGGACCTTGTGGGAGCGAGGGTGGCGCCCAGACCGGAAGGCGGCATGACGGAGTTTGCAGCGGGAAGGAGTGGGACGATGAAAGCGATAAGCACGGCCTCAAAAGTTAAGGCGAACCCCTCCAAGCCCTCAGCTCCCGGCTCACCGGACAAGGTCGATAGCACCACTCCGTCGCCGCCGAGAATCAAGGCACTCGGAGGCTCCGGGATGCTCATCTGGGACATGATGATCATCAACCGGACCGCCTTCACGGTGCCTTCGATCCCGGTCAACGAAAAGGACGAGAGCAAGATCATTGCAGCAACGGCTCTTTCGGCTTTCGCCCCTCAGGATGCCATTGAGGCCATGATCGCGAGTCAGGCTGTCGCGCTGCACTTCGCGTCGCTGGAGTGTTCTCGCCGGGCCATGCTGCCCCAGCAGTCGGCCGACGTTGCGTCGAAGCTCCGCAAGGACGCCGCGAACTCCGCTCGGGCCATGATCGACATGTGCGAGGCGCTTGATCGGCGCCGAGGCAAGGGCCCCCAGGTGGTTCGGGTCGAGCGCGTCGTCGTGAACGAGGGCGGCCAAGCCGTGGTCGGCAACGTGACCAATGCGTCGCTCCCGACGTCGCCCCCGGCGCCTCAAGCGATTGGGCAGGGGGCGAACCCCATATCGATGGTCGAGGGTGCCCCCATCATGACCCGCGAGGGGGAGGGGGTATAATTCTGGATCAATCGTCTGACCCCATGCATCAGAGGCGAGCCGCAACGCCGGCCACTCAAAACTACTCATGCGCCGAGGTCGCGCCTGAGTCGGCGCCAACCACATGCGGAGCTAAGACCCGTGGCGGCTCGCCCTGCCGGAACCTGCCGATGAAGAACGGCCGATGCCGGATGCATGGCGGTGGATCGACTGGACCGAAGACGGCGGCCGGGCTCGCACGATGGCGTGCCGCTGTCACAGTCCACGGCGGTCGGTCCCGCGAGATGATGAAATTCCGCGCCCGGGTTCGCGAGCTGCGATCCGCTGCGCGCCGCACGATCGAACTGGCGTAGGAGGAGAGAAAACCATGTGTCCGGCGCTTGCAGGGCGGCCAATATGGGTCGGTCGACCGCGTACGGGCTGCGGGCCACCGACGACGGGTTCGCGAAGGCGTGGGACGAGGCGATCGAAAACGGACGGACGTGCTGGAGGAGCCTACGCCCGCCACGAGCTTGGGGCGCTGGTCGCGGCGATCGTCTCGCTTTTGGATTTGGTCTCTTGTAACCAATTTGTTTCCCGCTTATTTTGGTTTTGTAACACCAATGCGGAGAACGGAGATGGACGATCTAACTGGCAAACGGGTGACGACAAAGAGAGCGGCTGAGATTGCCGGCATGGGATACGAGGGGCTACGGACCTGTCTGAAGCGCGGCTTGCTCAAGCACACGGGGATGTTGCTTCCGTTCGTTGCTCGTGGCCAGCCCGCCCCGGATCTGGATGCAAAGCGCTGGTCGTGGAAAGAATTTGGCCTCGCTGACATCTGCATGTGTCGTTTGGCGAAGATCCTCATGGACGCTGGCCTGCCCTTCGAGCACGCCAGCCACACTGCTAGTCGTGAAGACCTATGGCAGTTCTTTTGGGGTAACTATTTTTTGACTGGATCTGTTGCTATCCAATACTTAGTCGTTTCCATAACGGAATGCCCTTCTGAATGTTTATACACCAAGGATCAGTTAATTGCTGATCTCAGCAACGGTGTTTTAAGTGTGAATGCGGGGCATGTGCTGGTCGACTTGATTGCGGTCCATGAGGCCGTCATGGCTGCACTGAGCACAGCGCCAACGGCCGAAGATCCTGCCCTATGACCGACAGCGTCGTACCCTTCGCGGGCTTCCCGGCCATCGCCTACAAGGTCCATAGCTAGGTCGCCGAAGTTCGTGGCATCGCCGTGGAGGTCTGGCGCGAACTGCACCCTGGCGTCGGGGGCGACGTGGAGAGGCGAACTACCGCCTTGTCATGTCAGGCGACATGTATTACGTTGTCATTCGTTGACCTGTTGACGATTGTATGTTCATGCCTGCTACAGCCCTTGTTCAAGCCCGGATTGACCCCGCTACGCGGGACGAAGCTGCGGCAGTTCTCGCATCCATGGGCATGACCGTGTCACAGGCCTTCCGGCTGATGCTGACTCGGGTTGCGCGGGAGAAAGCCTTGCCGTTCGAGCCGCTGGTCCCGAATGAGGAGACCATTGCGGCGATGCGGGAAGTGCGCGCGGGGATCGGCCTAAGGCGCGTCGGAAGCGTGGCCGAACTGATAGCCGAACTCCATGCCGAAGAAGACGAAGAAGGCTGAACCTCAGACAGAGCCGCGGCCAGCGCCGCCGCGTGAAATCGTCTGGAGCGGGCGTTTCACCCGCGACTACAAGCGCGAGCGAAAAGGGCAGCATCGGGCCACCCTGGATGGCGATCTCACGGCAGTGCTCGATACGCTTGCGAACCGCCTGCCGCTGGAGCCCCGTCACAATGATCATGCGCTGAAAGGCGAATGGCAGGACTATCGGGACTGCCACGTCCGGCCCGACCTCGTGCTGATCTACCGGCTTCCCGATGACGACACGGTGCAGCTCGCGCGCATGGGATCGCATTCCGAGCTTGGGATCTAAGGGCCAAGCTGCGGCCACGAGCGTCACGGCTCTGGCCTTGTCCGTAACGCACACGGATGAGATGGATCTGGTCTCGTCAGATGGATGGATCGGAAGCGGGCCGGAAGTTGAACTCGATGGGCTGGCGAGCCGCGGGCGGTGCCTCAGTTCTCAAATGATACGATAGCTGCGTGTAGTGCTGCACGATCTTGGCAGGCTTGCCTCTCGCGTCGAGGCCGTCGAAGGCGATCTCTTCGTCCGACACCATTCGTACCCTGTACACGTCGAACTCGTGTCGAGAGCTGAGGACGTCCATGTAGACCGCTTCGCCCGCCGGCGCGCCGGACTTAAGGCCGTTGATCTCGGCTTGCATGCGCTCGATTGCCTTCACGCTTGGTGACTTCGCGCGCGGCGCCTGTGGCACCCGGTCTGGAATGGGCGTGGCGATGGCCATCGGCTCCACGCGCGTCGTCTCCGTGGCGGAGCGCGAAGCAAAGCCCGACGCCGTTCCCGCATGAGTTGACGGCGTAACGCGGTCTCGGTCCCTGGCCATGTTGCCTTCCCGCGGCGCTCCACGGCGCCTCTGTGGCCGTTATAACTACGGAGCAGGTCAGTCCGTTGCCCCGGGTGCGACACCCACAGCGCCCATCCATCAGCATTTCTGACGTCCGCAGAGGTATACCCTAGCGAACGGTCCGATCGTGGTCTGAAACCCTGTCCGTTAGGGTTGCAATTGCTTTTCGGACATGCTTTCTAACGGATACCACCACAGCGGATGAGCTACGGCCATGACGACGGTTCTCTACGCGCGGGTATCTACCGCCGAACAGACGATCGACCACCAGCGAACGCAGGCCGAGGCGGCCGGCTTCAAGATCGACGAGGTGGTAGCCGACGACGGAGTGTCTGGCGTCTCGACGTTCCTCTCTGGCCGACCGCAGGGCCGTCGGCTGTTCGACATGCTGCGCGCCGGCGACACGCTCGTGGTCCGCTGGGTCGACCGGCTGGGCAGGAACTACGGTGACGTGACGGAGGTGATCCGGCGGTTCATGCGCCGTGGCGTCGTGATCCGCACCGTGATCAACAACATGGTGTTCGATGGCGCCACGAAGGACCCCATGCAGATGGCGGTTCGCGACGCCCTGATCGCTTTCATGGCTGCAACGTCGCAGGCGCAGGCCGAGGCGACGAAGGAAGCGCAGCGCGCCGGCATAGACCACGCCAAGGCCCGGCATACCGCCTACCGAGGCCGGAAGCCGACCTACACGGCTGCCACGCTGGCGCAGGTACGCGACATGCTGTCGACCGGATCCAGCATCGCACAGATCGCCAAGGCCACCGGGCTGTCACGGCAGGCCATCTACCGGCTGCAGGCCAACCCGGTCGGCGCTGAGACGGCGCTCGCGTCGTGGACCTCGGCCGCGGCCTGACGGCTGGCGAACCATTCAGCCTAAGAGGCATGGACCATGGCCAGAAACAGCCTTTTCCGGCTACCGCCTACGTGGCGCCGGTCTTTTGATGGGCGTCTTGCCGGAGCACAGTCTCGTCGATCACCACCCTGTTGCGCGTGATCTCCGCGACGGTCCAGCCCTGCGTCGAGGCCCTCTCCATGACCTGGATGGCTTCGGCCGCACTTGACCTGCTGGCGACACTTGCGTCGCTGCCCTGGCTGCATTTCACGACGTAGTGGACCATCACGCCCTCCAACTCGGTATTGCAGTCCAGGTCTAGCGCGAGAGAGATGCGTGAACCTTGCGCCGTTGCTCCGAAGACGGCATAATCTTCCTGCCGACCATTGGTCGACTTGCCTATCGGGTCCCTCGGGATCGCAGGCCCCACCCCGCCCCTCGCGGACCAAGGCCTGACGTATGACCGATAGAGACCCCGCCGCCACCAGCGCGCCATCCCGCGATACCGTTGCCGCGCAGAAGGCGAAGAGCCGGGCCGAACAGCTGATCGCGGCCCGCTACAGCCGTGTCATCGTCGTGACCGACGCGGTAGGCCGGAAGATCAGCGTCCGCCGTCTGCGCGTCGCGGAACAGATGATGGTGTCCGAGTTGTCGGACTCCATCTCCGCTCAGGTGCTGTTGATGCGAGCCGCCTCAGTGGTATCGGTTGACGACGGTGGCACGGTCACGACCTTCAAGTCCGTGCCGGATCGCCGTCTAGTCGACAGGGCATTCCGTGACCGTCTCGACGCGATAGTCGACCGGCTTTCTGATGAAGGTATTGCCGCCGTCGCCGAGGCCCTGAAGCAGCATGAAGCCGCCGACAAGGACGCACTCGAGGTCTCGACCCCTACGACGGCCGCGGTCGACGTTTCCGGCGTGCCGGAGCACGAACTGGAGGGTGTGTAACCCATGGCCTCGGGCAATCTCGCTGCCGCTGCAGCTTTCTTTTCAGCCATGGGGGCGCGGACGGAACATGCTCGTCACGCTGGCGTGGCTCGGGCTGCCAAGCTTATCGAAGACAAGGCCAAGGCAGTCATCGGAACCTATGACTACGGGTGGCCGGAACTCGACGACGCCACGAAGGAAGATCGCGTCCGCCAAGGGTTTACCGCCAACGAGCCAGAGCTTCGGTCCGGTGCGCTGAAGGCCTCTATCGGCCATGTGGCGGAGGGCGACCACGCCGTGATCGGCAGTGCGGACAAGAATGCGGTCTTCGCCGAGCTGGGGACCAGTCGCGCGCCCCCACGGCCGATTTTCGGCCCCTCGGTCCTGCTGAACCTGGACGAAATCAAGAAGGAAATCGGCGCCCCGTTCCACGCCGCACTCGTGGGTAGGAGCATACGAGATGATTGACGTCTTCGAGATCGGTGCATCGCTGAATGTCCACGGTAACGGCTTGGACTTCATGAAGCAGTTTGCCGGCGCTCTGATGGGTGCCCACGGCCACCTTGACGCCTTGGAGAAGCGACTCGGCACCACCAAGGGCGCCATGAAGGATCTGTTGCTCGGTGCTGGCGAAGTGTTCGCGGGCGTCGAGGTTCTCAAGGCTGTCGGTCACATCGCTGCGGCCGGAAAGGAATTGAACCATCAGCAATCCATCCTGATGCGCCAAGGCGTCGCATACCGCGACGTGATGAAGGAAACGCACAGCATCTACAGCGACATGCTGAAGATGGTCCCGACCGCGTCGGCCGTCGACTTCACCCGGACGCTGAGCGAACTGAAGACGGTCAAGGGCAGCATCGACGGTGCCCGCCAAGCTTTGATCCAATCGCTCAAGATCGAAGGCTTGATCGGCAACTCGACCGGCAAATCGGCCGAAGGTCAGGGTTACGACTTCTGGAGATCGGTCGAAGACAAGGGTATCATCCAGAATAAGCAGAAGACCGATCAGTTCCTGAATGCGATGACGCAAGGAACCATCGCGACCGGCGGCAAGATCGGCGGCAACGATTGGTTCACCTACGCCAGGCGCGCCGGGAGCGCTTGGATGGGTGACGATCTCAAGGCATTGCCGCTGCAGCTGATGGAAATGCAGACGCTCGGCGCCTCCGGCGCGGGTGTTGCTCGACGTGCCTTCGCGAATCGCACCGAGGGGGCAATCAAGCTCACCAAAGCCCAGATGGGCGGATGGGCTGAGATTGGCATGCTGGACCATGGCAAGATCAAGGATGCTGGACTGGAGCAATCGAGGCCGGACCTCTTCATTCAGGAGGTAATTGGCGCGCTCGAAAAGCATGGGAAGACTACTGAAGCCGCGGTCAAAGCCTGAGCATCGCATGCGTTGCACGGAAAAGACGCCGATTACTTCATGACGGCCTATGCCGGCATGTCGGAAAGGGACGCGAGTGGCATGACGCGGCTCGACAAGGAGCGGCGGAACATCGGCGAGGCCCAGCCGCTCGACAAAGCCTACGACACGATGATGAAGACCGACTACGGGGCGAACATGCACGCCTTGGAGGAGCAGTGGAAGAGCCTCACCGAGGCCGTGGGTGGACCGGCATCGAAGGCTATGATCCCCGTCCTGCAGGGCGTTACCGGCTTCGTCACGACGATGGCGAACTTCGCCGACAAACACCAGCGCCTGACGGAGATCGGCATCGACATCGCCGCGATCGGCGGCAGCCTGCTGGTGCTCGGTGGATCGCTTAGGATCGCGCGCGGCGCCTTTGGTCTCATGTCGTTCGGAACCGGCGGCGGGGGCGCGTTGACGGCCTCGGCTACGGCCCTGGATGGGTCAGCCCTGGCGCTGAAGGAAGCCGCTGCGGCTCTAGGCTCTAAGGGCGGGCTCGGGGGCGGCGGTTTTGGGGGCGGCGGCAACAGCGCGACCGGAGGCTACGGCCTCGGCGCTTCCCCGCTTTTGTTCGGGCTCGGAATGGTCGGGTTGGTGGCCAACGCCCCCGGCCTGGACGAGGCGGGCAACAAAGAGCGTGACGCGAATACGGAGGCGCTCACGAAGTTCGGCACTACACTGCACGATGCCCTTGGCCAGGGCTACGTCGACCGCATGCGCGATGGTATATTCGGCAAGGGCCGGGACGTGACGGACGTGGTCAAGGATTGGTGGCACGGGCCGAGTGCCGGTAACTCGGCCGCCGCAGTTCGCGATGCCGCGATCCGCCATACCGAGCGGCAGCACCTCATGGCGCATCCGCTCGAGGACGGCCTCGACCGCATGCGGGCCGATATGACGGGCGAGAATGCCCCTGTGCCGCCGGTGCGGCCCGTCGCGCCCACGCCGCCGGCGCCCTATGTCGACCGCGAGGCGGAGCGCGGCCGCGCCATGATGGCGATGCCCCGGCCCATGGACCGCATCGAGCGGTTCAAGCTGCTTCAGGGCCTCGGCGTGCTGCCGTCGTGGGAGCGTCTGGCGCCCATGGGGCCGCCGCCGCGAGCCGACGCGCCAACCCCCTACCTCGACCTCGCGGCGGATCACAGCCGAGCTTTGATGAACCGCGTCGAGCCGGTGTCGGCCATGATCCCCGGCCTCGACGCGACCGCCGTCACAAAGCAAGCCGCCACAGCGGTCGCTGCCAGCCTCGGTATCCCGAGGGGCATCGACTTTGGCGCTGCGATGCAAAGGGCTACCGATGCTCTCGGGCTGTTTCAGCGTAGCGAGAGCGACACCGTCTTTCAACTCGGCGCGTTGAAGGCGTCGGGCAACATCGTCCAGGTTAGCTTCGACGGGCTGAACGGGCGGTCAACCGCATTGTCGAGCGGCTTCACCGATCTCCGCGGGGGCTCCGGATCACTGAGCAGCGTGTTCGATATCCTGGCGCAAACCGGTATGGGCGCGGCGCGCGCCTTGGCCGAAGTAGCTCTCGGCGGCGGCGCCGGCAGTGCGAGCGGGCTCGGAGGTGGCGCAGGTGTCGTCTCGGCTGCCTTCACGACCTGGGACGAGACCGGCGGCTCTGGATCGGGTGGATCTGCGGTGAGGCGCGCTTACGCCGCCACACGTGGTGGGGAGCATCACGAAGGTATGGTCACCACGACCATGCCTTCAGCCGGCTCACCAGGTATCCATGGCTCCGTTCCTGGTGCGCCGAACCCCTATGCCGGAGGTGCCGGTGCCGGTGCTTTCGTTCCTACAGCGGGCGATCATCTCACGGCCGGCATGAGGAACAACAACCTCGGAAACATCGGGTATTTCGGGCAGCACACGGCCGGACTGATCGGCCCGTCCAATGCCCGCGACGTCGACCACTCCATCGCCAAGTTCGATACTCAGGACAGCGGCATCCGGGCAGCGGCGGCGCTCGCGCTCGCGAAATACAGCAAGGGCCGGCACAGCACCTGGGACATCATCGCGGCGGCGGGGGGCTGGACGCCCGGTTCGCTCGGTCCCGGCGCGTCGGTCAACGTGGCGCGAGCCATGGGCCTCGGCAACCGAGACGACGTCCACCTCGACGATCCCGGCCGCATGGTGAAGTTCCTGCATGGGCTCGCTGTCCAGGAGCACGGGCCGGCGGGGCAGTTTTACACCGAGGACAGGATCCGCGGCGCGCTGGGGCGCGGCGCCACCGTATCGGCTGGCCGACCCGCCGCCACCGTCTCGGCTCCTCCACCCCGCAGGGTGAGCCCCGGCGTGCCGGCGGGATCGATCCAGGCCATGAACTATCCCCCGGTGCATGTGCATCTCACCCACATGCTCGACGGAAAGGCCATCGCGAAGAGCACCACGAAGCATCAGGTGGCCGACTCCAGGTTCCACAATTCCGTCGGAGGAAAGGACCCCTACGGCAACCACTCCCCGCCGGGGACCGACTTCGTGGATAGTGCATGAGCTACATCGACACGTCGAGCGGCGGCTCGGGTTCGTTCCGCTCGCCCCGCGTCTGGGTCCAGATCGGAGAGGCCAAGATCCGGGCCATCAAGGCGACGGTCACCCGGAAGGCGACCCGGCACGCCGACACGTTCTCGGCCGACCTGTCGATCACCGCGGCCGCGGCGTATGGCTTCGATCTGCCGCAGTGGGCCGATTGGGATCCCGACCAGGACGTTGCGATCCTGATGGCGAGCCAGCTCGGCGGCGGCGACGAAACCACCATGATCACCGGCAAGGTGGACATCCCGACAATCGATGCCGACAACTACACGGTCACGATCACGGCGCGGGACAAGTCGGCAAGCCTTACACAGAAGCGTCGGGCTCAGCAGTTCAAGAATCAGAAGTCGTCCGACATCGTGCCGACGATCGCGCAGGACCACGGCCTCAACCCCGTGATCATGAGCACCGACGCCTTCGCCGGGAAGGCCTATACGGCCGACTTCGCCACGCTCGCGCTGAACCGTACCGATTTCGAGTTCCTGTCTCAACTCGCGGACCGCGAGGGCTTCCGCTGGTACGTCGAGGGCGACGATCTCGTCTTCGAACCGAAAGAGGCGGCGGGCGGCGCCGTCTGCCAAGCCTATTGGTATCCGCCGAGCGCCGACGCCCCCGCGAGCGGCAACGTCACTGCCCTCAAGATGGGAAAGAACTCCGAGGCCGCGCGGCCCGTCAACGTCACGGCCAAGGGGTGGCACCACGGGAAGAAGAAGCTCTACAAGGCGACATCCACGGCGACAGGGAAGGGGCAAACCCTCGAGTACACCCTCCACCACAACGGCAACGATCAAAGCCAGTTGGAGAAGAAGGCGAAGTCCCGCCGTGACGACATCATCCGCCACGAACTGAATGTGACCTGCACCATGCCCGGCGACCTTACGGTCGACCCCCATACGGCGTGGCAACTGCAGGGCACCGGGACGATCTATGATCAGACCTATGCGATTGACGAGGTCGAGTTCGTGATGGGCTGGGAGGAAGATTTCGACATGCATATCACGGCCCGGGGCGCGGGCGCGGGGCGCACCGATGACTGACGGCCTAATCGACCTCATCCGCCGCGAGGCGGCGATCGTCTCGTCCATGCGGCACTGGAAGGGCACCGTCGTGGTGACCGGTTACGACCCTAAGAAGCATGCGCTGAAGGGCATTCTCGTGCCGCACGAGGTCGAGACGACGTGGATCCCGATCGGCTCCGGCGCGATCGGCAGCGGCTTCGGCGACCTGATAGGCCCGAAGGTCGGGTCTCCCACGGAGTTGGACGGGGACCAGTTCAATGTCGAGTTCGACGCCGGCGATCCGAACACGTTGATCGCGACGCATCGTATCTTCAGCGACAAAGATGTTCCGCCTGCGGTCCAGTCCGGCGAGATGATGCGCCGTCACCAGCTCGGCCAGCAGCTTTTCTTCAATCAGGCCGGTGACGCCATCCTGAGTCGCGACGACGGATCGATGATGAAGCTGATGGCCAGCGGCGACACCGTCCACATGCCGGCTTCCGGCAAGATCGCCTACCACGGTGGGGATCCGGCGCACGGTGGCCAGTTCGACTTCGTGAAGACGGTCACAGGCGTGGCGAGCAACGTGAAGGCGAAGATCGGATGAACGACAACCAGGACGACTTTCAGAAGGTGCTGCGGACAATTTCCACGGCGCTGGACTCTCTCGTGGACCAGGACGAGCCGATTGAGAACATCGTGGTGCTTCGGGCGCTCGGTGCGGTCGGCGGCACGATCATCGGATCCAAGGTGCCTGAGAGCGCCGGACCTGTCGATGGTGAGGCAATGGAGGCCATTCGACAGGGGTTTGCGATGTACGCCTATGGCATCCGTCTTTGTCACGCAGAGCTAAGGGCGACGGAGACGATCGGTAATAGTTAGTCGCGCTTCTCTAGGATGCGCGACAATGTTCCATCTGATCCATATAGATCCCAAGTGTCATTGCAAGTCACTGTGGGACTCGACATGTATCTACTGACAATCTGACCAGCAAAATCGTGTGAGTATGCAGGGAATCGTTCCTGCATTTCATTGACTGTCATGCCCGAATCTTTCAGCATCTGCGCCAGTCTCGGTCCGTTGATGCGGTAGGTTGGGCATAAAAACCCACCTTGAACAAGGGATGCGATAACGATCGCTTCCACCGCGGGTCGTGTGGTGCCCTGCGGATTTTCGGCCATCGCAGGCGACACGAACAGCACAGCGGCGAGGGCAGTGAGAGACAAGCGCATGCGTGCGAAGCTAACGCCACCCCCCGTAGCCGTCCAGACCAATCGGTCACGAGGTCCGCGGCAGGGCAGCCCATCACTCGATCCGAGCGCTATTGCGCCGCCCATGAGAAGCTTTGGCAGCCGGGCCGGAATGGTGGCGGTCGCCATCATGCTGTCGACCGCTGCCTCGGCCGAGACCCGCACAGCGCAGTATGGTGCGCCGTTCTGCGAAACCTTAACGTCGTTCCGCGCCTTCCTGACGGCGATCGCGTCGCGGGACGAGGGTGCTGCAGCCAAGCTCGAGGGCTGCGTGTGGTTCAAGGCGGGCGTGAAGGTCGAGGTGCTGAAGGACTATGCCGACTTCGGCGGCGGCTACCACGTCGTGCAGATCCGCAAGCGCGGGAACGGCGCCTTCGTGGATGGATACGTGCTGAGCAACGACCTTGAGGATGTACCCTGACGTCTACATCACCCCGCCATCGCCACGGGTTCCACGATCGTCGGATCGTCGTCGCCTTCGCCCGTCTTGTTCACCCGCCGGTCCACGGTCCATTCCCGCAGCGCGCTCTCGGCTGCCGGCTGCAGCACCTCCGGGCCGGCAGACCCGTCGAGCCAGGCCCCGAAGTCGGCCTCCCGGAGCAACACGGGCATCGTGCGGAGGCTTGCGTCGGATGACGTGAGACCGGAGGCAAGGTAGCCGAACGGCAGATGGATTGGGGGAGGCCAGTACGGACGCGGCCTCCCCCAATCCATCTGCCGCAGAGGTCCGAACGGCTGACAGAGGTATGATGAACCGGGATGGTTGATGGGCCACTAATCGGCCGCGTTAGTTTTCATAGAGCCCGAGCTAAGGAAGCGTCGACGAATTTCTGAATCGACGAGGCGCCATTTATGGGGGATTCCCAAAACTGGCGTTGCTTTGTAGATAGGTTGGGTGATCGACATCGCCGCCATCAAGCTCCGCTATGAAGCG